GACCCCTTTTGTCTGTAGAGGGACATAGTGCCCCCTCGATGGATGATTGTGTGAATCGCCACTCGCGCCCAATCTTCGCCCCCACGAGGGCTCCTGATCGAGCCATCGCGAGGACGGTAGATTTGTGAACCTGAAGGAAGACAGCTGCCTGTTCAGTGGTGAGGGTGGCGCTCATGCGCGATTAATTCAACACGTGCTTCTTCAACGCAGCCACGGCCACCGGCACAACAGGCTCGATCAGCTCCAGCATGGCCTGGGCGTAGACCCTGATCTCGTACTGGCTGTGTTCGTGCAGGCGCAGCTTGAGGAAGTGGGCAAGGTTGTGGAGGTCAACCGTGGCGAACATGTGGCTGAACGTGTTCACCGGCAGCACACCCCGGGCCAGCTCGCGCGGGCATCCTTTTTCGATCAGGTCGTTGTACGTCCAGAACGACGACGCGCAGGCGTCCAGAATCGACTCTTGAATGTCTGTGGCCAGGGGGTGAATATCGTCCGTGCGCATCTGCTTATTCGACTTGGACTGCGTGGTGATCTGCGATACGTCCGGGATGTAGAACTCCTCCGGCAGCACAGAGTACCGCGCACTCACTTCGTTATAGCTCCATACCCTATGTCTTTGCCACTGGCGGAACACGAAGATCGGTGCCTTTACCTCAAAGGTGAATTGCACACACTCCAGCGGACTGGTGTGGTGATTCTTGATGAGGTAGTCGATGAGCTTGGCGTCTTTGCCTTCGTCATCACCAGCACGCCACTCGGCGTCATACGACACCCGAGCTGAGCGCACGATGGATAGGTCAGACCCCATGTGGTCAACGAGGCGGATGAGACCATGATTGAGTACCTTGATTGCGTTGTTCATTTCTGGATTCCTGGTTTTCTTCTCGGCATGATGGCCGACTCAAACGATTCCCGCTTTTCTACAAACCTGCGGCGAGTGCGGGGGTACGGAATGTCTAATTCACGGCACCATTCAGTAAGGCTCCGTCTTTGTCCTTGGTACTCTATAAGTTGAACATTACGCCGGTTGTTGTTCTGCTCCACCCGGTCCGACCACTTGCAGTTATCTTTGCTATACCCGAGAAGGTTATCAATTCTGTCTAGGCTCATACCTGGCGGACGCGCCCCCATGTCAGCGAAGAATTGTTCAAACTTGCTCCACTTGGGGACATACGTGATCCCCCTACCGCCGTAGTTGGAGTAAGAGGCGTGCCTGGGGTTATCGCACCGTCCTTTCATTTCCTGCCAACTCTTGTATGTAGGGGAAACGCCTCGTGAGCAAGCTCCTTGGCCGTGGGTCTTTACCGCTTCACCGCTCATTCGATAGCAGCCGCAGGACTTCACTTTCCCAGTGCGGAGAGAGTCCCCGCTGGCAATATGGACGCCGCCGCACGAACAACTACAAAGCCATGTAGCTTTGTCGTTAAAGGAGATTGCCCGACTAACCACCTGCAGCCGCCCGTACTTTTTCCCCACCTCGTCTTTTACAGGCATATTTACCTCCGCATATAAAGATCGTAATCGATTATAAATCTAACTTAGATCGTAGACCTAAGAAGACGGGGTGTCTGGGTTTATCTTTTTGTCCGACAGGGAAGTGTTTATATTTGCAGAGCTGTCCGATGGGTGGGCTAGCCCACATGCTGGCCCTGACATCGGCGGTGAACCCGGTCCCGATGTAAAAATCCACACCTGACTCCAAGTCCCTGACGTGGAGCGCACCCATGGTCCCTTTACCCGACAACCCGCTAGCGGCGGTACTACGTTTGGTACGTCCGAGTTCATTGGTCTGCGCCTCGTTTCCGTTGTACATCTCTTCAACAATGCCGATGATTTCAGCATCCTGATCAACAAAGCGCTTGAGCTTGATGAGCGCCCCCTCGTTAACAGTGGAGCGGCCGAATTTGTAGAGGGCGTTTGGAGACCGGATGATCACACCCTCATACCCCTCTTCAACCTTGGCGGCCTCGTAGGCCATAAGATCATCTTCGTTGTTGATGAGGTTTTGTTCGAGCAAGCAGATTTGAGGAAACTTGTTCCACTGACCCAACGAGGCAAGCAGTTCCTGAAAGCGCCTGGCAAAGGACCCTGACACCTCATGGTTGTCGAACACGTAGTAGGTGTAGGCCGGTGTCTTGTCGAACGCCATGACGTTCGATACCGACTCGTTGTAACAGGTCGGGCTAGTGGGGGAGCCCACGATCAGCTCACCATCTAGGCCGTTGAGCTTTGGCTTACTTAATTGGCCGTAGATATGCTTGTTCGGAATCGGCTTGAGCGTGCGGCTCAACAGCCGTCCATCGACCACAGCTGCACGTATCCCGTCCAATTTTGGTGAGGCGTACACAGGGTACTGTATTTTTGGGATGACAGCGTTCACTGCCAACATCGGCTTAAAACTCATTTCTTTCCTTCCGGCCCGTGCATGACCAGGCGTAGTGCTTTGGTGGCCAACGGGTTGCCCGTTTTGGCCAGATTGATGACATGCCCCAGACTCGTCGTCGGCAAAATCCGAATGCCCCACTTTCGAGTCTCAAGCTCATAGACGTGATGCACGTCCCACCCCAACTTGGTCGCGATGGCACGTTCGTCTGTCGTTAATAGATCGCAGTTAGACATTAGATTTCAGGGGCGTAAAAAGGCCCTAAAAGGGCCGGTTGATTATTTGCCAGGTTTTTGTTTAACAACGATCACCAGGTTCGGAAACTCTAAAGTGATGGTATTGCCTTCTTCAGTAATTAAGACTGTCGGTCTATCAGCAAGAACTTTCGGCGTGTACTCTAAAGCGTGGTCGTATATCTTCGGCCCTTTTTGTCCCTTCCATTCATACATCCAGCGACTGCGGCTATTGGACTCTTTAGGGGCTGGTAATCGAACCACCAAACCCTTTCGCCATAAGCCGCCTAGATAATCGGATACCCGATTAACAGAGGCCGCGTGTTCTTGAATTTCAGGAAGATCATAAAGTGCCTGACAGTCCATGGGTTCTTTCGCCGCCTTCAGTACCGCCTCAAGGGCAGGGAAGAGACCTGTTTCGGAGTTACGCATGATAAATGTTCCCGCAATATATTCCTTAATCAAAAATTGATGTTCGGAGAGCTGATGAAGTTAAATGCACCAGTGCATTTAACGCACCGTTGCATTTATTCTATTCGCCAGATCATTCCGAGAAAGTAATTGCCTGCGAAAATCACTGGCGCTGCATACGTGAATCCATGAAACACCTCCGAACCATACCCCGCCTTCTTTAGAGCCAACAACCACCGCGACGTTTCTACCTTCGCGGTGTCGAGAACTTAGCCAATCTTTCTGTAGTTCTGATAGTTCGATTCTTACAGTCGTTTCTGAGCGTTTAGGAATCACGATGAACTTGTATTCAACCCACAGGTCGCCCGCAGGGCCGCTGTACCAGACATCGGGAATACCCCCGTTGTACTGGTTGTGGTTCTTCATGTGATAGATGCCCACCGGCAGATGCCGATGAACAGAACCAATGAACGTGTTTTCAGGCGTCGCCATTAGCGCCCCGCCCTCTGTTTACGGGCACGGGCAGTGTTGAACGCTGTACATTCAACACACCTACACCCGTACTCATACCCAGTACGCGTCCCGTGGTTCCACCCGGAAGCCTTTATGCTTCCGGGTGTCAACACCCGAGCCACGTCTGAAATTCTTTGGTACCTCCGCCACAAAGTGTCATAGTTGATACCTAGCTCAACAGCCCATTGCCCTAGAGTCAATGATTTGCCGTCAAACATAACGACGATATTGCGTCGTTGGTTATTGAGCTGATCACGCATCGAAGCCCAAACACAATTTTCGGGCGTGTACCCAAGATCGTTATTTTTTCGCTCTAGTGTGAGGCCTTTTGGGGCTTCGCCCATATCCGTAACAAACTGGTCGAAATTATCACGCCAGGCTTCGCACACTGTGATGCCGCGAGCACCGTAGTGTTTGTAAGACGCGTTATCTTTGTTTAGGCAACGGCTTCGTAGATTTCGCCAAGCTAGATACGTTTGAGTTTGTGTTGAGTTCTGCCATTTTGGCGTTCTCTTTTTTCGTGTCGTTGAGAGCAAGTTGTGCATAGCCTACCACATCTATAAGGGAGTCTTCGTACATGAAATCACCATTAAGGATCCGCCCAAACTTGCGAGCTACCATCTCCATGGCCTCTTTTTGGTAATGTGGCAGCTTTGCCCAGTTCGGGCTGTCCACCATAGCCGCCTTGATGTTTTGAGTTATGCGTGCATGCTCCGAAAACTCGCCGTACCGAGAGCCGCGCTCGATTAATGTTTCATCGATACTGCTCATGCTTGAGCCTTTCTGTAGAGTTTCTTGAATTGACGTTTGCCCACGGCTTTGACCAGGGCACGTCGTTTTTGTCGGTTGGCGTCAGCCTGTGCAGGCTTCGCCATCACACGGGGGACGGCGAAGCGTCGGTCGTTCATGCTCTTGCCTTCATGACGTGGTTGTTACCGAACAACTTGGCCTGAATAGCCTGCGCAGTCTTGGCCTGATGAATGGCGTCGAACAGCGCGTTGTGTTTAGTGCCTGCCATCTGCAGCTTGACGTTCTTGGCGCCAGGCAGTTTCTTGAAGGTTCTGAAGCAATTGCTGTTCCAGAATTTCCACGGCACCTCAATGCCGCACTGGGTGAACGCATGGGCAAGCATGGGCAGATCAAAGTCCGCCCCGTTGCTCCACACCTGACAGTCGTCAGTTCCAACCCAGTCAGCGAAATCGCGCAATGCGACGGGGAGAGTTTGCTTAGATTCGTGGAAGACCGTTTGTGCCTCGATAGGCTGCTTGAGCCACCAGAGTAACGTGTCCTCCTGAACACGGCGTTTGTATTCCGTGTTGCTATCAATCGAGATTGACGCATAGAAACCAGCATCATCAATCTTGTCAGAATCAAGATCAAATCTGACAGCCCCAATGCTCATGATGGCAGCATCAGCCACTGTGCCCAAGGTCTCCAGATCGATCATTACGTGCTTCATTTCGTTTCTCTCTTGTAAGTGGTTAACCCTGTTGGATACGGACCGTCGCTATCGATCTTAGAAATTAGATGTCTCAATTTCAACCGATGAGCGCCGGCCCGCAAAGAATGAAGGGGCTACTTCACGCTTCTGCTTTTTCTTTTTCGGCTTTTGGTGCCTTAGCAACAGGCATAGCCTCTAGTGCTGCGAGCTGAGCGTTCAGCTTCTCGCTGCCTTTGGTAGCAGCAGCAGATGCCTTCTCGGCTTTGGCCACAGCAGCTGCGTATGCTTTCTGAGCAGCAGCAAGAGCCGCGTCTGCTTCTTTACGCTTAGCCGCAGCGGCTTTCTCCGCCTCTTTGGTGAGCGCATCAGCGCTCTTTTTGGCGGCGGCCAGGGCGGCTTGCGCGGCCTTGGTCTCGGCGGCGATCGACTTGACGTTCTCGCTGTGCTGTTTCAGAGCCTGCTTCAGATTAGCTGCAGCAGCTTTTTTCTCAGCGGGGGTCATAGTCTTAGGTGCTTTTGCCATGATTGAATTTCTCCTGTAGGCGTTTCAAAATGATTCGGCTTTCGAGCTGAACTGCCCGATCGACCAACTTGGCAGTGAGCGACTGCCGGCGCTGAGTAGCGGCCTCAAGATTGAGTGCCGCCATTACTTCTTCGAGAGTCAGTTCGTGAATGACGCCGAGCAGGCGCCGATACGAAACCAACGCCTCGTTCAGGTGCCACTTACGCACTGCCATGATCAACGACGGGCTGGTGCCTTGCCACGTGCAGGCGGAGCCTTGACGTAGCCGGACACATCGGGCTCGACAGCCAGCATTTCCTTGGCCTCAGCCTGACGAGCGAAGTGCTCACCGACCATGGCATTGGGCTGCGGGTTGCTGAACACCAACTTGGCATAGGTTTCGTTTTCATCAAACCCTACAGTGGCGACCACGCCGATGGGTGGCATCTGGAACACACGGGCCACAGAGGTGACGAAGCCATCGAAGCCCTTGTTTGCCGTGGGCGAGGTGGCCAGCGTCCACATGGGGGTGTTCTCGTCTGCATCAGGCGGCAGCACAGCCAACAGACGCGAGTTCTTACACGCCTTGCCAGCACCGGCAGAGCCGAACTGGTTCATGGGGCAGGAACCACAGTCAGCAGACTGGGGCACGGGTGCGTTCTTGCTCGGCACCATCTTACGGATGTCGGAGCCGATTGAGAAACAAGCCGGTGGGGCAATGTTCTTCGGATCAAACGCACCCTCATAGAACGCATTCTTCGAGGTGAAGTCCACAATGACCAACTCCAACGGGCCGGGAGTCTTGGTGCCATCGGGCAGGATGAACTGCTTGTCCTGGGTCACACGGATTGCGTTGCCCGAGGGTGGGGCAGTGCGCTCGCCCATGGCCGCGGCCTGAGCTTTCAGTGCCTCCTGAATGGAGACGATATTGGCGCCGGAAGTTTTCTTCACGGCGACGGCGGTAGAGGAGGCAGGGGTTTTCTTGGCGGTGGCCATATATAGTCTTTCTTAGAGGTTAGATTACAGGATGTGTTTCCACATAGTTCGGCTGCCGATTGCTCGGCAGTGACGAGGGCTTATTCCGTATAAGCGGCTTACGTTGGTAGATGGCTGAGTGAGGAGCAGCCGTCTGATTTCAATGACATCATTGGCAGTAATTTTTGTTTGTGGTAGGCGGTTGCCTCGTGCGATACGTCCTTTCTCAACGGCGTCCTGCATGTTTTCCTTTGCAGTACCAGCGAACAAATGAGTTATTTCCACGCAAAGCGGGTTGTCACATTTGTGGCACATGTAGTGTTCAGGAGCGATCGGGCCGTAGGTCTGTTCCCAGATCAAGCGAGAGACGCGATGCATCTTGTAGTTGATTTGGGTCACCGGGTAGCCGGTAGAACTGACTGAACCCGTCCACTCCAAGCAACCCTTTTGTGTGCGGTGGCACTTCTGTGCAATACGCTCGTTGAGGGGTTTATTTGGCTTATACGCCCGACCGTAAAGCGACTTCGCGCTGATTGGGGGTGTGAGCATTACAGGCTCCGCACAGACAGTGTCCGCTTTGTAAACGGCTGGACCCCTGGCACTGTCTTGCCCTTTTCCCACAGCTCGCGCAGGCCCGGATCGGAGACCCGCTTCTGCACGAGATGGAAATACTTGTTTTTGACGATGTAGGGCCAGAGGGCGTCCCAGTCTTCGACATTGGCGACGACGGCCTCACCGATCGATACTGAGGCCTTCTTGCCCTCAGCCTTGCGGGTATCCTGGGCGTCGAGGAGGTCAAAGATGATGGTCTCAAGACCGACGATCTTCTTCTCTTCGCTACCCTTGATTTGCAGCTCGATCTCTTTGAGCTGTGCTTCCAGCTTGCGCTTTTCTTCGCGCAGTGCCCACATCTTGTCGGTGGCAGCACCGAGGGTCAGAGTGGGCGCTGGGGCAGCTTTTGCTGTCTTGGCACGGGATG